GGCAAAATTGGCAAGAGCTTCGAGTCTGAAGTGTCAGGAAAGACGGATTTATGATTATGGGCGTCCTTTGTATGGTGCAGTCAGTGCTTTTGTAGGGAACATGGCTGACAATGACATTCAGACGAGCCAAAATTTCTCCGGAAGACCAGGAGATTCTCTGATGGGCGATCTTATCGTTCCGGTTAATCAGTCCAGTTCTTTTGCGGAAGACTACCCCAATTTTTACACACAAGTGCTTGAAGAAGAGCAAAGAGAGTGGGACGAATTGCGGGCTGGTATTGAAGAGGAGGCAGGAACATCAGCCAGTGCTTTTGCCAGATGGGCCCGCGGGAGTATGGAAGCCGGAGAAGTAGAACAGCGAAGTCCAGACGAACCGCGCGACGAAGAGTATTTTGAGTACAATTGGATGCAGGAAGGAGATGCTTTGAGAGTTCAGAATGATACCGTTCCAGCTTTTGCGAATGCCCTCACGATGGCAACAGAGTGGGGAATTAAGTCGGAGAATGGCAGGGCTTACTTCTTCCTGAGTTTAGATGGTCAAGATCACATCTTTGACCACCTCCCATTGACTCGAGAGGGGGCAACCCTCGTCCTGCGAATGATGAACAGCAATTCTCTTCATAACAGGATGTCTGAAGACATGCTTAAGGCTTATGCTCTCAATCCACGTGAATTTGAGAAATACACCAATAAGGTCAGAGCAACCTTGGAAGATCTTGTCAACTTCGGTGAGCCTAATAAGTCGGATGACAATCCTTTCATGACTAGAAGAGGGTTTGTCGACTTTTTCATCACTCAGAACATGAGTGTCGACATTCAAAACTTCTTGAAGGACAAGTTTGTAGCAAACAACTTTGTTACACGGACTAATCTTAAAGTCGCGCGTATTGTCTCAAGACCGAGGAGATTCGTCGAAGGAATTTTGGACCAGCTCGTACAAGGTCTTCAAACAGAAGAGGTCATTGCTTTTGAAATCCAGAGGTCATTGATGATGAGCTTTATGCTCTTCGCAATGGCGCCTACCATCGGATTTGCTTTCCTCAAACGCTATGTCACGCGAGGATGGTTCTGGATTTGGAAGAGATTCAGTGGCAGCAAACCTTGGTTGTGTTGGTTCATCTACATGGCTCCGATGATCACCATTCCTATCACGCTTGCTTTGATCGCTGGCGCGGGTTTACTCGCCGTGTTGGGGATTAGAACTGTTAGGCAGTGGTGGTCGAATCGATCTACGGAGCGCAACCTCATTGAGGGCGAGGCCATGCCCATACAAACCCATGCTCACAAAGATTTGGCTGACGACGGAAAGCCTTATATCCACGTTCATCTTTGTGAAGAGCCCAATTGTGGGGATGCTTTCACCCACAGACACAAGAAACGGAGTGAAGAAGAGAGCAAGAAATATCCTCATAGATGTCCGCGTTGTCGCATTAAGATCATGAAACAAGTTCAACAAGCAATGGCGGGCGGGACCACTCACGTCGATTATTTTCCAGACGAGAGTGAGCTTGATCCTGAGGAAGCCCAATTGGAACACAGAGGCTATCCTTCTTCAAAAGGCAAGCGCGTTCCCCGAACTCGACTTCAACTCCAGGCGAAGACGAGATCCGTGAGGATAGAAGCCAAGGAGTTCAATGATGTGGTTGGCCCAGATGGGAAATTGACCACTGAAGCACAACACGAACTCTCGGAGCTACAAGGTGACCTTTTCGAGTTTACTCAGGAAGAACAGGAAACCCTGCGAAACGTTTATTTTGCAGCTGCTCTTAAACACCACATGAGTCCTCCCTCAGTCAAAGAAACTTATCAGCGCGTCAAGAGGCTTATTGCTTCAGAATTGGCTGTATGGGAGAAGGCAACAAAACCGATCAAAGAGAAGATGCTAGAGAAAGCACTCACTGAAAGTTGGACTAATGTCACCAAAAACGACAAATTCCCGAAGTCTGCTTTCAATCCACCAATGATCTGCGATGTTGCGGGCTTGGCCGAACCCTTGGAAGAAGAAGAAGGCCAACTCCAATCGAACGATCAGGGAGCCATGACTGTTATGAACAAGGTGTTCTTAAACAGCGGTACAGTTCAATTTGGAGCAACGACACTTGGATATATTGGGATTGGGGAGTTGAAAATTCTCACAACAGCGCATCTCGTCAGAGGCGAGCGACATCACCAATATTACCCCCTGACCATACGGAGAGGAGATATCAATTACTCCGTCACAGTAGAGCGCAAGAGAATGCACTTTGCGCCAGAGCTCTTTTCAGAACAACTGAAGAGGAAGGTGCAAGTTGACCTTTTGGTTATTGATCTTTGTGACAACCCGAAGATCATGCCTTTTGCGAATATCAGAACTCACTTTATTCGAGGGACAGATTTAGATCTCGTCCTTGGTAGTGATGGAGAATTGTGCGTGCGAGACAATCTTAGGCGAGGACG